AATATGGCAGTTAGTGCTGCAGAAGGCAAAAAGACCGTAAACATGGTAGTAGACGCATTAGCATCCGTAGGTGGTGCGTTACTCGATTTGAAACGCGGCAAGTTTGAATCTGCTGCGCGACGTTTCGGGGTTAATCAACGTCCGTCAAAATTAGATCATAAAGATCTAGCCGGGCGCTGGTTAGAGTTGCAATATGGCTGGCTCCCTTTACTTGGTGACGTTTACGAAGCATCCAAAGCTTATGAAGAATTAACTCAAAAGCCTAGGTCGCAACGTTTTCGTGGTCAGTTAAAGAAGACCGGCACGGTTGATACATCTGGATCTCCATCCAATTGGACGGGGGTTTGTAATTATAAGGCGATGATAAATATTACTGCTGAATTGCAGGAACAGTTATCGGCACCTCGCTCTTTAGGTCTAACCGATCCGCTTACTGTTGCTTGGGAATTAATACCCTATAGCTTCGTTGTGGACTGGTTTATTCCTATTGGTAGTTACTTGGAGACTTTAAATGTTCTCCACGGACTTCAAGGTCGCTTCCTTACTTCAAAAATCGTAACATTCAACTATAGCGGCGTTCCAAAGAACGCTTTCTATTTCGGATGTACGGCTAATGGAGGGGGAGTGAACTATGAACGTGTCGTTTCGGCTGGTTTATCGGTCGGAATGCCGGGAGTAAACTCCTTGCCTGATGCTATGAGTCCCAAAAGAATCTGGAACGCAATAGCACTAGCAGCTCAACGCTTTAAGTAGAGGACCCTTTCCGTTATCGGATCTATAGTGTGCGGCTTAAATGCCTAGTCACATAAGATTCGACACAAAATTGGGTCTGTTCCACACAGTCGAAACATTTTATTAACTTTTCTTTAAAGAGGCTATCATGCCAAATATGACAAATTTATTAGTCAAAGACGACGCAACTACTCCTAAAGAGTGGACTTTGATTCCAATTACCGATAATCCGTTTCCTCAATGGAGAGCGAATGACGTTTCGATACAAATCGAAGGTCAACCTCGTTTCTCCGAAATTGTTGAGAAATTGAAAAATGGTAATTATAAAGTTACTGCGAAGTTAGAATTGCCCGTAATGGAAACATTGGGTGCTTCTGGCGCATCTGCTGGGTATGTTGCTCCTCCAAAAGTGGCTTACGTTACAACGGTCATCTTCACGATGTTCGCTGATAGACGTTCAACCATTGCGGATAGGGCAAATGCCTATAAGATGATGATCGGTATTTTACAAGGTGCGTCGGGTACGACAGCAACCGGAACTCTAACCAATACTTCGGCTGGAGATATCTGGAAGAATAGTACTCAACCTGCACCGTATACATTTACCGGTCTCGTCATACCTAGCTAGAGTTATCTAGTTAGGTTTTCTCTTCAACCTGGTACTTTAGGTATCAGTCTTTACCATAGAGGTAATTATGAGTTTTCAAAAGAGAAGAAGTCCTAGTGATTCCTTATGTTTAATTAGGCAACTTGCACTGGAATGTGCCAAACGCGGAGGTCCTTTATCAAAACAGCTAAATCAGCTGCTAGAAAAGGATGACTTTCTAGGTTTAATCGACTTTAAGTTCGATTATTCCCAAGAATTTACTCGTGATGATTTCATATATGCTCGCCAAATACAGGCTCTTGTTTCCAAACAAGATTTTCTGGACCTTGGTATAGATAAAGAAAAAGTCGCGTTAGATCTCTTCGTGAAAGCAGAAGAAAAATGTCGTGAGACGAATATCCGTCTTAGCGATCCCTCATCAGCAAACGCTGACGTTAGCGCAATATATCATTACGCTATTCGTAAAATTGAAAGGATCTTAGGAGATGTTCCGTCTCTCGACGCTTTAGATTTTTCTTTCGGACCAGGAGCAACAACTAACGTTAAAAGGACGCGGTCTCACCCTAGGGTGAAACTTGAAGTCCAGCTTATGTGTAGTACAAATATGGTTTCCTATCTGAGCGAGTATCTCAACGAGATACCTCTCTGGGCCGACTACCATACGAAAGATGAAAAACTTTCGGTAGAGGTCGATGTAGGAAAACTAGTTTTTGTACCAAAAACTTCGAAAACGCTTCGCTCAATATGTGTGGAGCCAACACTTAATGGTTTTTTCCAAAAAGGTGTTGGCACATATCTAAAAAAGCGATTAAAGCGTGCCGGAGTTGATCTATCCGATCAAACTCGGAATCGTGACTTAGCTAAGAAAGGATCTGAATCAGGTAGTCTTGCGACTATAGATTTAGCATCCGCATCCGATACTGTGTCACGTGAGTTGGTTTGGCAATTGCTGCCGTTTGAATGGGTATCCTTGTTGGATTCCATGCGGACTGGTACGGTTCGCCTACCAGATGGTAAGGAGATTGACCTTGAAAAGTTCTCGAGTATGGGTAATTCTTATACTTTTGAACTTGAGTCCTTGATTTTTTACGGGCTCACCTGGGCAACTTGTTATCACCTCGGTATAGATACTGAGGATGTGTCAGTGTTCGGTGACGATATTATCGTTCCGACCCAAGCGGTTACTCTGTTAAAAGACGTATTGGAATACAGTGGATTCGAAGTTAATTCTTCGAAGTCATTTATGTCCGGTCCGTTCAGAGAATCGTGTGGGGCTGACTACCTTAGAGGTTTTGATATTCGACCATTTTACCTGAAGGAATCGGTAAGTGTTCGATACCTCTTCGTGATGCACAATTGGTTTTATCGCAATTTCGAATTTGCATTAGCGAATATCGTTAAAGCGATGATCCCAAACAGCTTCATCTTAACTGGCCCTGATGGCTACGGTGACGGTCACCTTATTGGTGATTTTCATCTACAACCACTGAGTCGGAAAAAGAAAAGAGCTGGTTACGAAGGTGGTTCTTTTGAAACATGGGTTGCTACACCGCGACGCCTTAAATGGCTGCTGCGTGAGCATGACCATACATCGTATCCAACGTATTGCGTTTATGCTCTTTCCTCGGAAGAGGAGCGAGAGCATGATGTGATTCCCGGATATGATGTCTTTTCGAAAGTATCAATCTACACGTCTCTTGGTAGAATTTTCCAAGAGAAGCGAGGTTGACTTTAAAAAGTTAACCAACGGGGGTAATACCCCCTAACCATGGTCTGAAATGGTCATGTGGAGTGGATTGGGTTGGGCTTTCTTTTTTGCCCCTCTCTTCCCTTTTGGAGATTAGCT